GATTTTTTGTAGCGACATTTTTGATATACTCCTTTATCATTTTAATTGATTCTAGCATGTTATCTGATTCCCAAACTACTATAGTATGATACCCTCTGGTATTCAACATACACTGTTGTTTGTTTTTATCTCTGTCCCATATTTCTTGTGCAGTTAAATTTGTTTGTTTATGTAAGTATTCAGAATTATATTTCTTTGGATTACAATGCCAATAATCTCCATAAAATTCAACACAAAGATTATATTCCGGGACAACAAAATCGAAAAAATAATAACAATTGAAATTTGAATCTAAAATTCCATATTCACCGTTTTCATTGCAGGCACTATAAATTTTGCAGCCAGTAAATATATTGCTTAATTCTAGAAAAAAATTATTTGCCTTTTTAGAATTATGTCTATTTTTAAATTTTTTAGACCATAACTTTCGTCCTGCTTCGTCCCCGTGATTGTTAATATACCCATCTAGTGTATAATTTATTTTTCTCGATTCACATAGAGCATTATATTTCAAAGTTCCCTCAGTTTCTCCAAATTTTGATATAAAATATTGCAAAGACATATTATCAGAACGTTGCATAATGTATGATTTAGCCTCTTCCTCACTTATTCCTTGTTCCATCCAATATTCTTTGCAAAATGGAGACCTACGTTTTCTTTCAGCCGTATCATATTTTTCTAATCTCAGTTGGCTATTAGCACGTTGCATTATGGAAACTTGCTTTATAGCATTTTCCATAGTGTATCCCTTCTTTATCCAATAATCAACGCTACGCGGACTCCGTGATTTCTGAAGTTGAGATATTTTTTCTTGTGATTCTTGCAATGACAATCCTTTTTTGAGCCAATATTCAGCCGAAGTTTGACTAATTTTTTTAGGCTGTTTTAACTTTCTGTTGGTTTTGCACAATGATGAACATACATATTGTATAGTCATTATACTATCTTTTTTTCTTATCATTTTTCCGCATTCAACACATGGTTTCATGTGGCTTGCCCTCCAGTAATTTGTGTAGGGTATTTAGCAAATTACTGGAGGGTAAGGATTATTAGTTAAACAACTTGTAATATTTCATCATTTTCAGACAATTCTGCTACAGTTTTCCATACCAATTGATTATCAAACTGTTGCGTTAAAAACTTATGTTCGTTAGTGGCCTGAATTATTTCACCAGTTTCCAATTCAATTTCGATTACTTCTTTGTCATCAAATGTAAAAGTTTCCGAAACATCAATATCACCATCTAATGTAACAACAACATCGCCTTTCTGAATATCTTCAATATTTTTATATGAACCATCTGCCATCCAGATTTTGTGGCCGGCTGTTAAACAACCTCCAGAGATCTTATCGTCGGGATCAAACATGTCTTGGCTTGCGTAGCTATGGTTTGTCACCACCATGCCCACATCATACTCACCAAACATGTTCACGCAATTTCGAACCAAAGCTGCAAGTGCCTTTGGCTTGCGGCCCATATCTCCTTTTAGGTCGCCAGATTGGAACTGATTAACGTCCGTTGGTGTAAGCAACATTCCCAAGCTATCAAGCACAAACAATACCTTTGGGCGATCTTTTTCGTCGACATTGTCAAATCTTGTCTTATAGTCCTTCATGAAATCGCTCATTAGACGTGCAACGTCGTCAATCATTGCCATGTTGACCTTGAGCAGCTTGTCGTCGCTTGTGTCCACTCCTAGGGGTTTTAGCCAATTCTCGTCTAGTGCGTTTTCAGTGTCGATCAATACGACAAATATACCCTGCTTTTGTGCATTTCGTACCAGGTTACCAGAACAAATGTAGCTCTTGCCACTACCACTTTGTCCTGCAAACATGGTAACCTTACCTAGAGGAATTCCTCTGCGGAAATTACCCGAGATGCCATAATTTAATGCATAATTTCCCGAATCAATCCAATGTTTTGGATCATGGAAACCTAACGAAATACCGGGAATGCTTTTCGTTAAATCCTTTCTAAACTTACTGAGGTCAAATGGCCGCATGTTCTTATACTCCTGTCAATACAATGCTGTTGGCAGATGGTATCTGCCTAAAAAGACTGGGGAGGATTTTGGTCCTCCCCCTGTTTTTTGTCTAATTACTTTTGCTGCTGACGACGACGTATTGCAGCAATAATGTCATCAGGTGACTGCATCTTTGGCTTGTCTGCTGTTACGGTTGTAGCTGCCGGGGTAGCCGGCTCATCCCACGGTGGCGAAGTTTCTTCGCTAGCCGCAGGCTTTGATGGCAACCGATTAAGGATTGAGCTTGCGGTGACCTTTGGTGCTGCAACCGTGGTAACATTGGTTGTAGCATCGCTTGAATCGTTCTCAGATCCATTGCTATCAAGACGCATACCGTTAGGACGGTAAAACTGACCCCAGCGATCGACGTCATAAAGCTCTTCGTTCACGCTTGCTGTAAAAAGCTCCATGATTGCATTTAGATGCGCATCGTCTGGCTTCTTAGGAAGGAAACTAGAAAGATTCCACAGACCGTGCTGTGCAATCGCATTACGCTCGTCGTCAGTTAGCGGACGTTCTTTCATGGCCCACTTGCTGCTGGCATAGTTTGCATATCCTCCTTTGGCGGTCTTTAGGAGATAAAAATCGCGGCCAGCATCGTAATCAGTTGGACTATTTTCAAGATCCTGATCCATTAGGATTGACTTAATGACATCAAACACAGACGGATTGATGATAAATCTACGGATTGGATTGGCGGGTTCTTGATCATCCTTATTTGGATTTGAAGTGACAAATCCTTGGAATAGATAGCTCTTTTTCTTGTAATACTTTCGAGCCATGTCTTCGAGACTCTTGTCCTTCCACCAAGGACGGATTTCTGCTGTAATAGGACAGGAATTGGCCTTCCACATATCCGTGCAAGGTACCTGCACCTCAACTGGCTTGCCCATGGGGTCGCCTTTGACTCCTGGGAATGGTAGCTTGATGATGAGGCGTTCTAGCCAGAAAAAATCATTTGTTTCGTCGCCGTCAGGTAGGAATCGCATTGTTGCGCTTGAACCCTCGGGATTGTTCCAGAATGGATATATGGCGTTATCACCGCCGAACCCGCTGCCATTTTTAGCGCGGTCTTTGTTAGCCTGCTGGGCTAGTAGCTTGGCTTGTATTTCTTTTAAAGTTAATGCCATTGTGTGTGCCTCCTTTATGTGCCTAATTAATGGTATAAGACAACAGTGAGCCATCGTTCTGTCTCACTGTTGACAATAGTATTTATACCAAATGGACAACACAAATTTAAAGATGATAAAAAAAATCCGGTCTTTCGACCGGATTTTTTACAGCCCTGCTAGATTTTTGATGCGTTCTAGCATGGCAGATTCACCTTGGTCATCAGTGCCAACAGAACTTTCTTCATTCATTGCAGCGTAATCATCATAATCGATATAGAAGTCACTGTCAGGATCGTAATACTTGCCTTCTTTTGGATCGTAATATACCACTTTACCAACCTTGGTCATGAATGGTCCTTCCAGTCCAGCTCGAGATTGATATCTATCTGTGTCAATAGGTTTGGCTACTGACCAACCTTCGTTTATATTTTCATCGGCTGCATCCTCTTCTAAATCGCTGTCAGCAGCCGTGTCGTCTTTTACAGGTTCGCCAAAGTTCCAGCGTTTTGCACGCTGCTCCTTGTTGTACGCAATTTCTTCTTTGCGTTCCCGGTCCTTTTGTGCAACACCGTACGCATCGCCTTCGTCGACATTTTCATCAGCTGTCACAAGGGTTTCATATATCATCTTAAACCCTTTGTGATTCTCGCAATGGCTGAATCCATGTTTACGTCCATTTCCATGAAATCTTTCGCCACAGTTTGAGCACCATATTATGTCATCTTTTGTAGGTTCACCACGATCCTCTTCCGCCAAGCTATCGCCATCATCGTGCGATCTGTGGCCAAATTGTGAAACGAATAATCTGTGGTGTTCCTTTGCTAATTTTTCTTTGGCAACGGCTAGTTTCTTTCTTTCTGCTGATATGCCAGGCGGGAGCTGTTTTTCTTTGCGCTCAATGTCGGCTATCATTTTTTTAAGGGTCTTTAACCTGTCATAATTTTCAGTAATGTCTGCCGTATCACCATAATTTGCATCGGCCAAGCTTTCGGCACTGTAATGGTTTGTATCAGCTTTTGCAACAGTCTCAACCAGATCTAAATCTTCGGCCGGAGTATAATAAACTTCTGGATCATTACCAAACTTTACAGGATACTCATCTCCCTCAGGATCGGCGACAATCGTACCTACTCCCAGTTGTTGAGTTTTATGTTTTACCTTGTCGCCGACTATAAACTGTGATACTTGATCAGATTCGGAAAATATAGCTTCTGGCGCAAACTCATTGAGGAAGTTGTCCAGTTCTGCCTCCTCAGGAATCATGGTCTGATCTTCCGTATAGGTCATGCTGCTGGCAATGGCCTCACGAACCAATTCAATATCTTCCTGCGTAGGTTTGATGTTTGCCGCAATCATGCTGGCAACTTCTGCTAGCCGGGCTGATGCACGTTCATCCGCACACGCATCCGCAAGTTCACTTATTTGCCAGTGCAGTTGTTCCAGCATTTTGCGATCTGCAGGCACGGCATCCATGTTTGGTTTCCGGGTCCAGCTAAAAGTTATAGGACCCGATTGGTTATCAATGCTGCCAAGATATTTGGCCGCCACACCTAGGTCATTGTATCCAGGGTCTTCTTGGCCACAGGCACAGCCTTCAGCTAATTTTTGCCATGTGCTGTTTGTTGCATGTTCGTCCAGTACCATTGGCTGGCTGGACAAAATTGATTCTGCATTTTGGTAGCCCTTCGGCCCGTGCAGTTTCTTGAGCCTTTGATTGATACCGTCCATGCTTTCTCTAACAGCCACTATCCATTCTGATATGATCTGATTCTGCCGCATGGTGTGTGCTGCCCTGCGTAAGCTCATGTAATCTGAGCTCAACGCCAGTATGCTTTCGGCTATTGCATCATGATTTGTACCACCATTGCTGATATGCCTTGCAAACGCGCGAGCACCAGCCATGTGCAGGTGTGGATAGGAAAATCTTTCCCCCAGTTTATTTTCAACAAATAAGGCCCGAATATGGCGGGTGCGAGCACCGAGCTTTTCTTCGTTTATTGAATCGCTATGTCTGATGATTAGCTTGGCTTCGCCAATGCGCTGGAAGGAGCTTTTAGTGGTACCAAACCACTTGCTCACATCCTTGCTTTCCTTGATGTTGTTCACTGCTTCCTCCCGTGGGTCTATTTCTTTGTCGAATACCTGCCAGCTTACCTTGATGCCTTCTTTTTGGCCGATGGCCTTGCGTATGTGATTTCTTATCTGATGAACATGTTTGAAATCCATATCATTGGCCAATTTAGGCGTCTTAATGTTGATAAAGCTTGTTTGCCCTTGATCGTGTATAGCGACCAGTATTGAGAAATCGTCTAGTTCTGGATCATGGCTTGAAAATGTGGCAAAGAACCGAGTGGCCTTATCAGGATCGATTGTTTCATTACCTTTAGCGTCATACATGGACAGGCTCTTGCAGGAACCCTTTAAGATTCCGTACAGTTTATCTGTCACAATTGACCAGTTGTAACTCATGGTATTCTCCGCAAATGGATACGGTATTTAGTTGATCATCACGGAGAAAGGCAACGGATCCCTTTGCTCGCCATCACTGTTGTCAAACACATCCTTGAGTAGTTCGCCTACACGATCGTCCCAGTTTGTAACCATCTGCATCATTCGAACACAAAGTATCGTGCTCATGACGCAGTCATCGTGTTCGCCCTGCTTGGCCGCAAAGCTGTCACCATGGCTTGTAAAAAACTTCAGCTGTTTTATGAGCAATTTGCTGCTGACCGTGAGTTTGTTGCTTTCTATTAGGCTCTTGAGTTTGCTGCAAGCGTTTGCTTTGCTTCTGCCATTGGTATTCAACCCTTTTCTGTATCTTACCAATCCAGTCCTACGAGGTTCATTCAACAACTGCGCCATGAAGTTTTCTTCTCCAATGTCGGCTATTGATTGCATGGCTGCTTCGCCCCATGTGTTGTTTTCAAATGTAAAGTATATATCAGGTTCGCCTTTATAACCTTGTTTTTTACACTCATTGTAGAGGGTATTGATGATCATCTGCATGGTGCGGACCTGATTTGGTATGCTGGTCCTATTGCTGTTCCACTCCGCAACCTGGCACATGTCCGGCAAGCTATACACCTGTATGCAGGCTGGATCCTTACCAACACCCGCGCTAGGATCAAGGCTAACCAAATATGTCTTGTCTAGTGCTATTTTTTGATACCAGCGCACTTCCGCCGTTTTGAACAAAGGATCAATGCCGCGCAGCCTTTGCAAGGTCAAGCTGCTGATCAGCGTGCTTTCCTCGCCCGCAAACTGGCATTCATATTCACGTTGGAATCGCTCAGCGCCTATTTTTGCACGTTCTATTTCAGCCCATTTTTCATCCCTGCCAGGTACATCGCTGTAGTGTGCTGTGAACCCTTTGAATCCGTTTACTCCAACACCGTTGGGTATTTCATTACCATTGCTATCCACTGTGTTTATTGCACCAAACCACAATTCAGCAAACATGTCCTCATCGCTGGCGGGTGTTGATGTTATTATGCATTTGCCGCCTGTTGCCAGTGTCGGGGCCATTGCTGTCCAGAACTCAACCGCCACGGTAGGACGCACGAATGCAAACTCATCCAGATATAGCAAGCTGATTGACATGCCACGACCGCTGTCTGGAGTGGTGGTGTTCGCCACGATCCTGGATCCGTTATCAAACCGGATGCTGGTCACGTTGTATTCAGTAACTCCTGCCCGTATGTGATCAGGCATCTCCTCGTATGCATATTTTATACGCATCATGATTTCATTTGCTGCTTTGAACTTGTTGGCCGCTATCAGTACCGTAACATCGTCATTGTACATGGCATACCAGAGCAAATAACCTGCTGCTGTTGTTGTCTTACCGCTTTGGCGCGGAATCATAGCGATTGTGTTGCGATTTTTCCAATAGTTGTATACCAACTCCTTTTGGAATTCGTAGGCCTCAAACCTCATCTTTCCTTTGGTAGGATGCTGTATGTTCATGAAATTTTCCATGAAATACAATGGGTCTTTTTGGCAGGCTGCCAATTCTATAAACTGCTGCTGCGTTAGGGTTATTTTTCGATTGGCTGGTTTTAGTTTTTCAAACTCAGTATTGTTTTTGGCCATGTCTCCGTCTCAATTCAGGGATAGCATTGTGTCAACCGATCTGTATGACTTTGTGTAGCCTCCCGATATACTTATGAGCACTTCTGATATTACGGCATCAATTGATTCGTGCCAGTGCCGTAGAAACTTATGGGTTCTCACGAGTTCTGGCACGTCATCTTCAAATCCCCAACTGAATTCCTGCAGGATCGTTGGATGATCTGGTATGAAATAATATACCTTTAGCAACACGGGTTTTTTTGAGGTAATGATCATTTTTGCTCTCCTTTAACCTAAACTTGGTATCATCGGAAGGCAACGGATACATCACTTAAAAGCGTGTTGCCTTACAATGGTGCTCATTGGACTGTGGCTACCATCGTCCACAGGGTCTTCATCACTCAATGGATCCTTATCAAAACTAGGCTTTGTTGGATCACTTAACGGGCTCATTACACCAGTGTCATTTTCGCGTTCTGTTTCAGCCAAATACTTTGCATATCCTGAAACCAGCTGCGAATGCAGCTCCTGTATTAGGCCGTTGTCGCCGGCACTGCCCTTGATCCGCTGTGGATTTTCAACTGCCTGCCAGATGTATTCAGGCTCGTCCACTTCCTCGCCTTCATCATGGAACTTACGATGGCCGTAGTCGTACTCGGCAACATCCTCGTCCAACGACATCATTTCATCCATTTCATCTTGCATGCTTGTGTCAATACCGCCGTCAACATCGGGAGGAATACCGCTGTCAACATCAGGTGGAATACCGCCATCATCGGGGCTCGTATCCGGTCCTGTTGGTTGTACCGCTGCCGGAAGTCCTGCATTTTTGCGCATGGTAGCCATGCCCGTGTCAAAATCATCGTCGCGCGAAGCCGCCTGCTGTGCAGGCTCTTGTGCAGGAACTATGGGATCCGCAGGAGTAATCGCCAGCGTATCATCGGGTGCTCGGGGTTCAATTATACCTGCTAGCTGAACGATGCGTGCTACCTCATCCGCGTTAACGCTAAGCACATTTATGTCGGTTGTGTCACTGGTAACTGACAGTTGATATTTTCTTTCCATGTTAGTTTTTCTCCGCTGGCTGTATTATTTGCTTAGCCTTACCTGTGGTCGGGTCTTTGACAAATTTAACTTTTGGGATGGAGTTATCCGACATGGTGCCTTTGCTGTTCATGTATGTATCGTCAACAGGCTTTCTGTTGTCGCCTTTTGTTACAGGTTTTGGTGTATTGAATTGCGCATTAAAATCGCTTGTGTCCTGCATTGGCTCGCCCGGTTCAATATCTTCCATCTGTAACCAGCTAAACAGTGGAGCCGACGGATGCACTTCCATGCTTGGTCTAGCGTCAGCAACACCTGCCAAATATGTCAAAAGACCTTTGTTGTATTCATTACCATATAGAGGTCCAACAGGAGGTTGTTCCGACGCATCGTATTCCCTATTGGTGCTCAATCTAGCAGCATGATCTTCGCCCGCCTGCTCTGCTTCTTTATCCGCTAGCCTGCTCCATACATCATATTCCGCATATCGTTCAACGGGTTCGTTGGCTGCACGGACGACAATGTATTTTTCAGGTATGTTTGAACAAAGTCGTAGATCTTGCTGCAAAATATAAGAAACCGCAGGAGTTCCTATGGTAAAAGACATCTTGTAGACGTCCTTGTTTGGTATATCTATGAAATCCTTGTGGTCGTCTTGTATTTTTTCGGGAGTGGTTATGGATTTAAGATCAAATCTCTTTAACCATTCTCCTATGATTTCCACTTGCTCTTGCGTTGGTTGCTGTGAAAACTTGATCACATAATTATGATCTCTCGAACTTTCAGCAAGGTATTCCTTGAAATTCTTCATTTGAGGCGGCTCCTATGTGAGTTATTTATCATTGCCGCCCATTTGGCGTAGCTGTTTTAATATTTCATTTCGATCAAGTGTCATGGCGGTCCCGTCCAATGCCTTGTTCTCGGGAGCTGTTTGCCTGTCTATGCGCATCTTATCAAGCTGCAAACGCAGCAACTTTAGTTTTTTTTCAACCTTATTGTTCTTTGCATCCACGGCGATTTTCAGCATTTGGCTGGCACTGGAGAATATTTCACCTGCATGACGTACCTCGACATTCATGCCAAGCTCTTGCAGATCCTTATGGGCCTGTATTGCCAACCCTGCAAGTTCATCCATTTCTGTATCGTGCTGATCATAACCGTTCATTTGATCAAATTGTTTTTCAAGATTGTTGGCTTGTTCCAACGCCTCCTGGATGTCATCGGATGTGGTTTCCACGATTGAATCCATGTCAGGCAAGTCGAACGCATCTTCTAGCTTATTGAATGTTTTTCCCATGTGATTATTTACTAGCCTATTTCTTCTTTTGGTGAAAATTGTTCAGATATAGTTCTTTTATAGGTGATATCTCATCCGCTGTTGCTGTTCGAATAAATCTCCAACCTCTATGATGATTTTTCTTTAATTTTCCTAACCGTAGCAATCGTAACTGTTCTAAACTTAAATTATATAAGTTAGCCGTTTCAACTATTGGACAAAATAATATTTGCGCACCTTGCGGGGATTCATACCAATATCCACGTTTTATAACAATCAATCCCCTATTTGAATTGCTGCACTTCTGTTTTGATGCATCTGTATGATTATGTCCTAACATACCGTCAGAAGTCTTTCTACCTTTCATTTTGATTCTCCGCTTCTCGTTGGAGGAGTCGGTTTGTTTCCGAGGAACGTGGGACATCCGTCTATTTTCGGACCACGGTTTACCTTTTCTGTTTGCAGCCGCAGTTAAACAGTTCTGTAACCTTGTTTGTATTGCACGGTCTGTCCATACCTTTTCATACAATTGATAATATTGTATTGCAGCATTTCTACTTAGATATTCATCCGATGTTTTATCAACTTCAGAATTATATGCTGTCAATTTAATAGATTGAAGGCGGCGGCGTTCGGCAGTCCAATAGTCCGTTTTCACAGTATGTGCCAGCCTGCGTTGATAATCATACCACCTAGAATTAATAGAATATTTTGATCTATCTCCTATTTGTTTTGTATGCATAAGCATAGTAAGAGCCTTGGACATTTTATATCTATTTCTACCATATGTCATTTTTGTCAACAATAAATGACATATAAAATGTTCCTTAGGAGTTAAGTATAGTGAACTACCGCGCAGCAAGCTGTCGCGGCTTCCTAGTCCGATTGACCGGGAGCTTTTCCTGCTTCAACGACACATGGCTAGATGATACGTACGAATCATCCCCGCTAGAGGTATCTCCACAGGCGTGAATTTGGTGTGTTCCACACCTATTTGTTTCTTCAATTGCCCAACGACGAATATTTACAGCTGCGTTGTGATCTCTGTCCATTATCATACCGCACGAATTGCATTCATAGGTTCGGATTGACAGGGGCATGGATTGAGTTTGACCGCAGCTTGAACAGGTCTTGGTGGATGGTAACCAACGGTTAATCTTGACCGTCACACCACCATTGTATCGAGACTTATATTCAAGCTGGTTGACAAACTGCGCCCAACCCTGATCCTGTATGGACTTGGCTAGTGATCTATTACGCATCATACCTGCAATATTCAAGTCTTCCACACCTATAAGTTTGTAGTGTTTGGTTATCAAACTACTGGCTTTGTGTGTGAAATCACTGCGTTGGCATTTGATTTTATTGTGTAATTTCTTTAGTTTCTTTCTTGCTTTGGCTTTATTATTGCTGTTCTTTTGCTTTTTACTGTGTTGTCTTTGCAATCTTGCCAGTTTCTTTGCTTTATTGCGATACAGCTTGGGGGTAGTAACGACTTCACCGTCGCTAGTAACAGCAAAATCTTTGAGTCCTAGGTCAATACCAACTATATCTGTTTGGTTTATTTGAGTAATTTGATCTACATTTGCTATTTCACACAGACAAATACAAAACCAAATGCTATTTTCTTGTTTGATTGTTATGGATTTTAGTTTGCCTGTAATTGGTCTATGCCTATTCCACTTGACCCAACCAATCTTGGGTATTTTTATCTGTTTCTTTCTTGGATTGATATGACCATTGGTTTGATCAATGCATATAGTGCTGTGGTGTTCTTTGTGTTTGGATTTGTATTTGGGAAATCCGTTGCCTTGTTTCCAGACACGAGTCAACGCCGTATTGAAGTCGATGATTCTGTTTTGCAGTGCTTGGCTTGGTACTTCTTTGAGCCATTCATGTGTCTTTTTCAATTCAGGTAATTGCTTGCTCAAATCATAGCGAAATATGAACTTCTTGGTATTGGCATATGATTCTTTGTTTTGAGTCAGGCATTGGTTCCAAATCCAACGACTTGCGCCCATCCACGATACAAACAATTGTGCTTGTTCAGCAGTGGGTTTGAGTTTGAATCTGTATGCTCTGTACATAAATATATTTATACTTGATATCAAAAAAGCAGCAAAATAACTATGAATTATACCAAATCTACACATGCAATGTTTTCGTTGCAATACCATTTAATATTGACTGTGAAATATCGCAAGCCATTGCTAATTCAATACGGATGTGATGTCAAAAACAAAATCACTGATATCGCAAAAACATCTAGATTTGCAGTGTTAGAAATCAATGATGATAGAGATCACATTCACCTGTTGATATCCGCATATCCTAATATTTCCCCAAGTCAAATCGTTAAATCTATAAAAGGTCAAACCACGCAAGATTTATGGACGAGATATCCACAGCAATTGCGCCAGCAATTTTGGAAAAAGAAAATCAATCATGTTTTTTGGTCGCCCAGTTACTTTTTATGTTCAGTGGGACATGCAGATCAAGAAACTATAGGGAATTATATTAGAGGTCAAGGAGCAAACGCGCTATCCATCCGCGGAGCAAGCTCTCGCGGGCTTTCGCGCGAAAACTAAATTACTTTTATTACTTTTATATTTTGGAAAAATAGATTTTGGTAAAATATGATGTGATTCATAATACTCCCCGTCTACCGGG